CTATAACTGCTTCGCCGCCCAGATGACGCGCCCGATGATGTTGATCTCATCGGCGGTGCGCTCGTAGGTCTGGTACTCCGGGTTGATTGACCGGATGACCACAGTCGGCGGATCTGAGTGGGGGATGTGCTCGATCCGCTTGGTCACCAACCCCATACCGTCCCAGATAACAAAGATTCCTGGCGGCACCGGCACCTTCTGACTGGTGTCGATGAGGATGCGATCCCCACTGGACAGGAGCGGCTCCATGGAATCGCCGGTGATGGTGATCATGCGAAGGTCACTTGGCTGAGCGCGAAATTCATAGCGGACCACCGCATCGGGAAATAACCAGGTCGCCTTGGTTTCTTCCAAGCCGTCATGCACGGCGCCGTACCCTGCTGAAGCACGAACATCAATCTCGGAAACCGGCAGGAACCCATCCGGGAGAGCCAGACCCACATCGTCCCGCTGGTTCGGTGATCGTGGCTTGCGCGTCGGGATCTGCGAGTGACGTAGTTCGTCCTCTTCGACGGCCAAATGGTCCGCCAGCGCTTGGCGGACGTCTTCGGCCAGGATCTTCGGCGTTCCCCGAAACACGAACTGGTGCAGATAGGCGGCATTGCGCCCGATTGCCAGCGAGAGATTTTTCAGATCGGTCTTCTGCTCTTGCACGAGCTGGAGAAGGCGGAGGCGGACAGGGTCGAGGTCCATGCTGGTATCCCATTGATTCGGCTATGTAGGAAATTAACAATCTTTTCCGTTTGACGCAAGAGGCGCATGCGGATTTTATATTTCCTATCATGAGCACATTAAGCGAACAGTTCCGCGCCACCGTCGAGGCTTTCCTCGCCAATAGCGGCTTCAAGCCCACCGAGTTTGGGCGTCAAGCCGTTGGCGATCCTTCGTTTGTGCTCGGCTTGCGACGCGGCCGTTCACCGACATTGGCGACCGCCGACAAGGTGATGACCTTCATTCGGACGATCGAAACGACCGTCCCGCGAACGGCAAGGAATAGGAAGAATGACGACTGATCGTCCTATCTCACACATCAATCAGGTCCAGCTTTCCCGCCGGTGGGGCTTGAGCCCCCGGACGCTGGAGAAGTGGCGCTGGCGCGGCAAAGGCCCCCGCTTTCTGAAGCTGGAAGGCAAGGTGGTCTATCGCTTGGACGATGTGGTCGCCTACGAGGCCGATCATATGCGCGAGCGGACCGGTGAAACGCGGGTCGCATCATGATGCCCCTTACTCTGCCGGTATTGAGCGAACACAGCTTTCTCGCCTGGATCGATCAAGCCCAGCCCGGTGACAGCATCTCGTATTACGAGGGTCTGCTGGGCGTTGATCGGGCACGAGATCCATCGGCTTTACCCGGATCCACCCGTTCCGAACTCGACCGTATTGCCGACCATGCCATGGCGCTGGCCAAAGACGGTTGCCTGTTGTTGGTGCAGCGCCGCATCGCCGAAGACCGCATCGCCTACATCGCCATCAAGGCGAGCGGCGACAAGCCCCGGAGGAACTGATTATGACCATCCCCAATCGTCCCAGCCTCGCCGACATGATGCGCCTGCCGCTGGGTGAGGCCGCCAGCCTGCCTGTGGAAATGCTGGCCCTGCTGCAGGAAGAAGCCGAGCAGACCGTGCGTCTCGCCAAGATGCAGAAGGACTGGCTCGACGGCGCGCTGACCCGCCGCTACGCCAACCTCGCCACCGAGTTGCGCAGCCGCGAGGGCAAGGATACCGGCACTGTGCGGTTCGACGACGGCGACATCACCGTGGTAGCCGATCTGCCCAAGAAGGTGGAGTGGGACCAGTCGTTGCTGACCGCCATCGTCGAGCGCATCCGCGCCAGCGGCGATGATCCGAGCGAATACATCGAGACCGCCTTCAAGGTGCCGGAGCGCAAATACGTCGCCTGGCCCGCCCACATCCGCACCGCCTTCGAAGCGGCCCGCACGGTTAAGACCGGCAAGCTGACCTTCACACTGAAGCCCAACACCCCCTGAGACAGCGGCGGGGCGGCCCGTTCCGCAAGGGCGGGCCGGCATCCCTTCGGCGCCCGGTCAACGCCCCGCCGCCCCCGACATCAAGGAGACATGATCCCATGGCCGTTCGCATCATCACCGCCGACGAGCGCCTGTCGTCCGCCGGCAACAAGACCTCGGTGGCCATCTTCGGCCCACCTGGAGTCGGCAAAACCTCGCTGCTGAAGACCCTGCCGCCCGCCCACACCGTCTGCCTCGACTTGGAGGCGGGCATGAAGTCGGTCCAGGACTGGTCCGGCGCCAGCATCCCGGTGCGCAGCTTCGGCGACTTCCGGGACTTGGTGGTGCTGATCGGCGGCCCCGATCCGGCGGCCGATCCCAATGCCTATTACAGCGCCCAGCATCACCAGCATGTGCGTTCACTCTATGCCGGATCGGGCGTCGAGGAATTCCTCGCCTCCATGCCGGTGATCTTCGTCGATTCCATCACCGACCTCACTCGCCAGGCCATGGCCTTCGCCAAGCAGCAGCCGGAAGCCTTTTCCGACCGCACCGGCAAGCCGGATATCCGTGGCGCCTATGGCCTGCTGGGGCGCGAGGTAATCCAGGCGCTGAAGCACCTGCAGCACGCGCCGGGCAAAACGGTGATCTTCGTTGGCGTGCTGGAGAAGGTCACCGATGAGTTCAACGCCATCAGCTGGCAGCCGCAGATGGAGGGATCGAAGGCGGGGCGCGAACTGCCCGGCATCGTCGATCAGGTCATCTCAATGCACCTGTTCTCCCACGACGCCGACGGCAACTGGGAACTGAACGAGAAGGCCGCCGAGCGCCGCCTCGTTTGCCGCTCCGGCAATCCCTATGGCCTGCCCGCCAAGGATCGCTCCGGTCGCCTGGAGGTGACCGAGGCCCCCGATCTGGGTGCCCTGCTGTCCAAGATCAACCGTATCCCCGCCTGACCGAGAGGAGATTTCCCCATGTCCTACGATTTTAACGATGCCCAACCCCAGATGATGCCCCAGGGAGAAGTGATCCCCGATGGCACCTTCGCCAAGATCCGCATGACCATCCGCCCCGGCGGAACCAACGGCTCGGCCCCCATGGATGCCGGCCTGCTCAAGGCCTCGGCGGACAGCGACGCCAAAATGCTCGATTGCGAATTCACCGTGGTCGAGGGGCGGTTCGTGCGCCGCAAATTCTGGCAGAACTTCACCGTCTCGGGCGGCAAGCTGGACGACAAGGGCCAGAGCAAGGGCTGGAACATCTCCAAGGCATCATTCCGCGCCATGGTCGACAGCGCGCTGGGCCTCAATCCCAAGGATATGAGCGAGGCGGCCAAGGCCAAACGGGTGATCCAGGGGCTGAAACAGTTGGAGGGCATCGTCTTCGTCGCCCGCATCATGGTTGAGCCTCCCTCCGATCCCAAATTCCGCGCCAGGAACAAGCTGGCCAATGTGGTGCTGCCGGGAGAACCGCAATTCGACGCGGTGATGCGGGGCGAAGAGGTCGAACCCGATCCGGTCGATGCCAAGCCGCAGAAGTCGGCTTCGGGCACGGTGGCGCAGAACGCCCCCGCCTGGGCGGCCGATACGGCTCCAGCACAAGGCCCACAACAGCAAGGTGGTGCGCCGTGGACTCAGCAGGGGACGGCGCAGCCCACTCCCCCGGCGGCATCGGCCACCGGCCCTGCTTGGCTCAACACCTGACGAAGGCGGCGCCTGCCATGACGGATGACGAATGGCAGGCGCATGTCACGCGCCAGGCGGCAAAGGCGATCGGCGAATGGCTCGAAGCCCGAGGAAAACTGCACCAGCCCATAAGGGCGCTGGCCATGTGGGAGTTGGAGGCCATGGCCACCAACGCCATCGGCAGCTTCATCGTGCTGGCCTCGCAACGGATCAAGGCGGAGCCCGATCAGCACCCGGAGCTGACCCGGCTCTTGCTGGGCTGAGTCTATGCGCCATCTGCGGTCGCGAGGCCAAGGGCTTTGGCTATGTCCATCGCCTGCGCCACGACCTTTACCCATTTCACCGCTTCTGCTCGGCCTCCTGCCAAAAGGCCGGTGCCGAGATCGCAGGGAGACAGAACGGCATGATCGACAAGACCGCCCGAGAAACCAAGGCCATCAAGGATGCCCGGCCCCTCTTCGCCGAGGCGCTGACCGCGCTGGCCCTGATGGAGCCGTTCTACCACCGCACCGCAGAGGATATCGACCGCCTGATCGAAGCCGCTGTCACCGGCTACGTCGAGTCCATGCAGCGACAGGCTGGTGTGAAGGAACGCTCAGGCACCCCGTTCGACGACGAAATCCCATTTTAGGGGGCAGATCATGCTCGACCTGAATCATGGATCCGGCTGCCAGTACCAAAAGCCCGACCGCGATCCCGGCATTACCGTGGCGGTCAACGCCGCCATCGATGCCGCCTTGGTGGTCCGCAACCGCTCTCAGGTTGCTCGTCAGTACGTCAGCACGTCGGGCATCGGCCGCGAATGCCTGCGCCAGATCCAGTACGACTATCTCGCCGTGCCCAAGGATGAAGGCCGGGATTTCGAGCCAAAGACGCTCCGTATTTTCGAGGCCGGTCATCGGGGCGAGGACGTGGTGGCAGCCTGGCTGCGGGCCGCCGGGTTCGATCTGCGCACGGAACGTCGCGATGGGCGGCAGTTCGGGTTCTCGGCGTTGAATGGACGGTTCAAGGGCCATATCGACGGCTGCCTAGTCGGCGGGCCGGTGGCCATGGCCTATCCCGCCCTGTGGGAGAACAAGGCGCTGGGCGTGTCGTCGTGGAAGGACGTGGTCAAGCGCGGGGTGGTGTTGTCCAAGCCGGTCTACGCCGCCCAGCTTGCCCTCTATCAGGCCTATATGGATCTGCCGGCCCCAACGCTGTTTACCGCGCTCAACCGAGATACCTGGGAAATCCACTGCGAGTTGGTGCCGTTCGACGCCGCCCTGGCCCAGACCATGAGCGACCGTGCCGTCCAGGTGGTGCGAGCCAGCGATGCCCAGGAACTGCTGCCCCGCGCGAGTGCCGAACGGACCTCGGTGATCTGTCGTGGCGGCAAGACGGCAGGCGGCTGGCACGGAGCCTGTTCCTGGCAGGACCGCTGCTGGGGGAGGTGCCGATGACCGGTAAACGCCGCGGCCTCAGCTACGACGTTCTTCAGGTTCGCGACATCACCGGCCCACGCACCATTGCCCGCCTGTGGTGCGCCCAATGCGGTGACACGCTGGATATCACCTTGAACAGTGCCCATCACGCCGATGGTGTCGAGCGCATGGCGCGGGCCAAGGGATGGGAGTGTGACAAGAACCGTCCGCGCCGCACCATCTGCCCCGACTGCAAGGCCCGTCCGAGCCCGCCGATCAAACCGGCTGCGCCGAACCCCATCAAACCCACCATCAGGAAGGAAATGCCGATGACGACGCCCGCCCTCCGCCCCGCCACCCCCGACGAGCGCATGCGCATCCGCCACAAGCTGGATGGGGTGTTCGACGATGCCAAGGGCATGTACCTGGATAGCTTCAGCGACCAGCGAGTTGCCGAAGAATTGAAGCTGCCTCGCAAGATGATCGAGCAGATCCGCGAAGCAGCCTATGGACCCATCCGCACCGATCCCGAAATCGAGCAACTGCGCACCGACATCGCCTCCCTGGTCTCCCAGGCCAGCACGCTGGCCAACCGACTGGCCGATGTCGAAAAACGCTATCTGGCCCGGTGACGATGATGGACGACATCACTCCGTCGGACATTCAGGCCCAGGCCATCGCCGCCATCCGTGACTGGTTCCATAGTCGCACGGACGAGCAGCAGGTGTTCCGACTGTTTGGCTTTGCCGGAACGGGAAAATCAACCGTGCTGAAATTCGCCCTCGACGATCTGGGCCTCAGCCCCCATGCCGAGGATCGTCCCGGTGTGGTCACCGCCACCTTTACCGGCAAGGCCGCTCTGGTGCTGCGGCGCAAGGGAACTCCGGCGCGGACCATCCACAGCCTGATCTACAGCGTCATCGAGGCCACCGACGAGGAGATCGAGGAAGCAGGAAAGCGCATCACTCAGGCGGAATTGAATGCCCGTGGGTTGATCGGTTTCGACCGCACCGCCGCCGAGGCCGCCATCGAGGCCATGCGCCAGACACTGCGCGACATGAAGAAACCGCGCTTCGCCCTTAATCCCGACAGCCCCGCCGCCAGCGCCAAGCTGATCGTTTTGGACGAGGTGTCCATGGTCGGAGACGAGATGGCCCGCGATCTGATGAGCTTCGAGCGCCCCATCCTGGTGCTGGGCGACCCCGGCCAGTTGCCGCCGATCAAGGGCGAGGGTGCGTTTACCCAGGCGGCCCCCGACATCATGCTGACCGAGATCCACCGCCAGGCCGCCGAGAGCGCCATTATCCGCCTCGCCACCATGGCCCGTGAAGGCCAGCCCATCGGCTTCGGCCAATATGACGACCATGCCTGGAAGATGCGGATGGCCGACGTCACCCCGCAGCAAGCCCTGCGCGGTGGTCAGGTGATCTGCGGCCGCAACACCACCCGGTTCCAGTTGAACAACGCGCTCCGTCGCGCTGCCGGATTCGGCGGATCGTATCTGCCCACTGGCGCCGACGAGAAGGTGATCTGCCTCAAAAATCAGAATGATCTGGGCCTTATCAACGGCATGTTCCTGACTCTGGCTGACATTGTCGACGAGGGCAGCGTTTATTTTTCCGCCACCGTTACCGACGAGGTCGGCACTCCCATTGGCCCGCCCGCCAAGGACGGCAAGCCGGGGCGACTGATGCTCTACAAGGGGCACTTCGAGGATCATGTCGCCCTTGATCCCCACCGCCATGACCGAGACTGGCGGGACAAGAAGAAGCTGACCGAGGCCACTTTCGGCTGGGCGATCACCTGCCACAAGGCGCAGGGCTCCCAATGGGAGAACGTCATCGTCTGGGACGATGGCCTGGGCCGCACCGAGCAGGACCGCCGCCGCTGGCTATACACCGCCATTACTCGTGCAGAAAGGGGGCTGGTGATACTCGCATGATCGACCTCAATGACGTCTGGCAACCGCCTGCCCGTTTTGACCTGCCCGAAATTCGTGGTCGCCTGGCCGCCACGGCACCGGACTGGCTGCCGGGGCTGTTTCCTCAAGGTCGGCTGTCCCCGGATCGCCGGACGCTGCGCTGTGCCGATTTGTCGGGGCGTTCGCCGCGCAAGGACGGCTCGTGCATTATCCATCTTGGCGGCCACCACGCCGGTTGGGGCTTCGACCATGCCACCGGCGAGAGCGCCGGCCCCATCGATCTGATCCACCACGCCACCGGTCTCGCCGACCGCGACCTGTTCGAGGAAGCCGCCCGGCTGGCCCGCATGGATCTGCCCGCCCCGCAACGAGCCATGACGCCCAAGCCGACGCATGACCTGGAAATCGCCCGCATCCTCGGCGGTGTCCGGCCGCTGGTCGGCACCATCGGCGAGATCTATCTCCGCCACCGTGGTGTCGGCGATCCGCGGTCGCCCGATCTGCTGTACCACGACGACCTTCCCGACTTCGATGGACGGCGAGGCTGGCCAGGGCTGGTGGGGATTGTCCGTGACGGTGCCGGCAACCCCATCGGCGGTATCCACCGCACCTTCCTGCTCGACGATGGCAGCGGCAAAGCGCCACCGGGCAAGAAGATGCTGGGGGCGGTCGACGGCGGCAGCGTGCGCCTCGCCCCCATGCCCGCCGATGGCCATCTCGGAATCGCCGAGGGCATCGAAACCGCCCTGTCGGCCTGGGCCATCTTCGGCATCCCCACCTGGGCGGCGCTATCGGCGGGCGGTATGCGAAACTGGCAATGGCTCGAGGGCTTGCGCCGCGTCACCATCTTTGCCGATGTCGGTGAGGCCGGTCAGCAGGCCGCCGCCACCCTGGCCGAACGCCTGACCGCTGCCGACATCCCGTCCACCATTATCTCGCCCCTGCACGGTGACGACTTCAACGACGATCTGCGCAAGGGCGCGGCGGTTGCGCATTATAATGTGCAGATCGCTGTCGAGGAGGCCCCGCCCACCTTCGAGAGTCTGATGGCGCAGGTGGAATGCCTGCAAGACGGCGATGCCATCGCCCTGGGCCGCCTCTATGCCCAGATCGCCAGCGGCAACCTGGAGATTTTCCAGCAGGACAAGCTGTTCGCCGCCATCAGAAAGCAGGCCGGCATCGGTATCCCCACCTCGCGGCGACAGGTGGCCGCCCTGCGGAAGACGCTGGATGCTGCGGCGGCGGATCACGAGGCCGACGATGTCAGCTTCGACGACGAAGTACGGCAGATGGCCACCCTCTATCCACTGCCCCGAACCGAGGGTGTCGATCTGCGTCTGTGCCGCGCGTCCCGTTCCGGCGAGATCATGGTCCATCGCAACATGGGCAGCGGCAAGGATGGCCGAACCGTGTGGCAGCCGGTTGCCAGCCCGTTCGGCATTCCCTCCCGGCTGCGCTATCTCGACCAGGACGACGCCTACGGTTTGCGGATGGTCATCCGCGATATGCATGGAACTTCTCGGGTGGTGGACTTTCCCCGTTCGGCCATCGCCCAGCAAGGGGCGCAGGAAATCCGCTCCGCCCTTTATGCCGCCGGTCTGCGCACCTGTGCCGACGGCGATCAGGTCGCCGTCATGCTGCTGAAGGCCATCAATCCCCAGGCAGAGACCCTGGTGGTCAGCCGTCCTGGCTGGCATCGGCTGGAAGGCCACGATCATCTGGTGTTTGTCACTCCGGCAGGAAAGGCCATCGGCGATGCCTCGGCATTGGAATTGGCAGCCAATGCCCGCACCGAATCCGTCCGCGGCAGCCTCGACGGCTGGAAGGCGGCGGTGGCGGCAGCTGCTTTAGTCCAGGGCTGTCCGCATTTCCTGCTCGGCGTCCTGGCTGGGTTTTCGGGCGTGGTGCAGTCGCTGGCCGGTCTGGACAGTTGCGGCCTCAATCTCAGCGGCCTGTCGTCCAGCGGCAAGACGACGGCGCAGAAGTTGGCGGTCTCCGCCTGGACCTCCACCGGAATCGGTGCCGGGCTGCTGCAATCCATGCGCTCGACCGAGAATGCCGTGGAAGTCATCGCGCAAGGAGCCAGCGGCACCGTCCTCGCTCTGGACGAACTGGCCCATGTCGATGGCCGCACCATTGCCAAGCTGATCTATGCCATTGCTGGCGGCCAGGGTAAGGCGCGCATGACGCCGGGCGCCATGCTCAAGCAACGCTATGCCTGGTCGACCTATGCCCTGCTGTCCAGCGAATGCTCCCTGGAGGAAAAGGTGCGGGCCGATGGCGGCGCCTGGATCGCCGGCATGGCGGTGCGCATTGTCGACGTGGACGTCACTGACGTGGATCGCGCCGTTCCAGCCACCACGCTGCGAGCAATTGCCGGGATCGACGAAAACCATGGCCACGCGGGACCGGCTTTCGTCGAGCGGCTCATCGCCACCGGTCTGCACCAGTCCCCCGACACGCTGCGGGACCGCATTCTGGCCGAGGCCCGCAAGTTGGCGGGCGATACCACCGATTCCGCCCGCATCCGTGCCGCCACCTGTCTGGCCCTGCCACTGGTCGCGGGTCAACTGGCCCAGGAATTCGGGTTGCTGCCGACCTTCATCGACATCGAAACCCCTGTGCGCTGGGCATGGAGCCGCTTCCAGAAATCCTCGGATGCCGAGGCGCTGGAGCCTGGGGAACAGGTCGTCTCAATGCTGCGGGCCTGGATCGCCGAACGCTGGGACGTCACCATCAAGGCGGTCGATGCGGGCGAACTCAGCTTCGACCGCAAGGCCAATAACCGCGAAGCCGTGGCATGGTATGACCGCGACGCCATTTACATCCCCGCTCACCGTCTGCGTGAGGCAGCGGGCGAGACTCTCAAAGCGGTGCAGATCAGTAAAATCCTGGCCGACCGCGACATGCTGTCGCGCCGCCACAACGATAAGCGGGCCATCGTCCGCTTCGTGCCGGGCATCGGTCGCCTCGACGCCTATGCGCTGAAACGTTCCGAACTCGGTCGCAGCCCTCGTTGGGTCGGCGAAGACGACGACCTATAAGGCTCAGGCCCCTGCCTGCCGCCGCAGGGCGGCACGATATCCCTGCCAGACGATCTGCGCCGCAGCGATGGCCTCCTCGCAGGCACCCCTCCTCACCAGATAGAGCTTCAGGCCCGGCCACGACTGCACGTCGGGGAAATTTCGGTCGCGCCGAGCATCTCCGACGAAATCGCCCTGGGGATTATCCCCGCAGCGTCTTTGCGCGATGTATTCCCGGAACGTCATGGGCCACCTGTACATGATCAGGTGGCCCACGATAATCGTGTCCGATACCGCGATCAATCTCCGTGTTCCCCGAAAGTTCTAATTGGCTGTGTGCGACCTGGGCCACAGGCACCGCCGTTGGGCCACCAGTGGCCACTTTTGTCGATCAGTGGGCCACCTGAAAAGCACCCGGTGGCCCACTAATTTCTCCAGGAAAATCAATGCAATGATCTGGTTGTGGGCCACTGTGGGCCACTTGGGCCACCTGTTCAGCACGATGTAGAGGGATCGGGATAAAAAAATTCAGCGGCACGATGGCTCAGAAAAAATTTTCGAAGTCGCGTGGCGAGCTTATGTTTTTGGAGAAAAGGTGGCCCACAGTGGCCCACTCTCTTTCAATCTATTGTTTTTAAATAACAAAACTGTGGGCCACCTTGGAAAATTGGTGGCCCACTGGGTGGCCCACTCGCAATAAGCGCAATCACCTGGCATCCATAACCCGAGAACGATTCCGATTGCGCCTGAGAATCGCCCCTCGTAGACTCCGCCCTGACCAAAGCCGAAGGCCCACCGATCATGTGAGCCTTCACCATGACCACCATTCTTGCCCTTGATTTGGGATCGACCGCCGGGTGGGCCATGCGCCTTGCCGACGGTGTCATCGTCTCCGGCACCATGGAGTTCCGCCCCGGCCGATTCGAGGGCGGAGGAATACGCTTCCTGCGCTTCCGATCCTGGCTGGACCACCTCGAAGCCGGTGCCAAGGGCATCGGCACGGTCTACGTCGAAGAAGTACGCCGCCACGCCGGCACCGACGCCGCACACATCTATGGCGGATTCCTCGCCCATCTCACCGCTTGGTGCGAACTCAAGCACATCCCCTATCAGGGCGTTCCGGTCGGCACCATCAAGCGCCACGCCACCGGCAAGGGCAATGCCGGTAAGGATGCGGTGATCGCCGCCATGCGGTCTCGCGGCTTTAATCCCGAGGACGACAACGAGGCCGACGCCCTGGCCATCCTGTCCTGGGCCATCGACACCGAAGGAGGTGTGCGATGAACTGGCATCCTCCCGGCTTCGGTGGCACCCGCCGTGATCCTGAGCAGGTCAAACGGGATGGCTGGCAGGAACGTGGCGTCCTGGTCATTGCTGAAGACGACCAGCGCCTGTCCTGGCCCGAGCGGGAACTGATCCGCCAGTTGGGCGCCAAGCTGTATGGTCCGCGCCCGGAGGTGTCCTATGGCTGAGATCCATTGGACGCCTTCCCTGGTTGAAGACCGCCTTGCCGAAGCCGCCGACACCCTGCGCCGCCTGCCTGAAACCAGAGTTCAGGGGCATGCCAGCATTTGGCCGCCGTATGTGCAGGAATGCTTGGAATCCACCGAGGTGAAGCTACGCCGTCCGCCACCCTCCGCCGCCGCCATCACCCGCATGGACGAATCCTTGCCCTGGTTGCGCCACCTCGATCCCACCGACGCCAAGATCATCTGGCTGCGGGCCACC